CAAGAGATTAAACACCTAGTTGAAAAAGAACTACAACTAAACCTAGACAACAAAACACGCAAAAGAGAATACGTATTCGCTAGAGCGGTTTATTACAGATTATGTAGTGAGTTTACTAAACACTCATTAAACGCAATAGGAGAAACAATAAACAAAGACCACGCAACTGTAATACACGGACTAAAGATATTCAAATCGTTTTTAGATTTCCCTAATATGTATCAAGCTGAAATAAACGCATACGATAACATACACCCTACACTAAAAAAGATTAGTACCGAAATAAAAGAAGAAGCACCTGAAACAATACTGGAAAGATTTGCAAGGGAAAAGCAGGAAATGACAAACGAAAGAAACAACAGTATAGAGAAATACAATACACTAAAAGACAAACACAATAAGCTACTCAAATACTTTAGTAAGTTTGAGAAAAACGCTTATGAGAAATACGCTGAACTATGATAGGAAGTATCTTTTTCTTTTTCTTACTTATTTGGTTTATAACACTAGCATCCATCTGGACTTACTTTGAAGATTACTACAAGGATAAGTAGTTAGTGTTTAACAAACCGTTATAAATCTTATTGTATAATTGAATAATCAATCTATTTCAAATGGATAAGAGAATAAACAACGGAGGTGCTAGACAAGGAGCAGGACGCAAACCTAAGAGCGAAGAAATTAAATTAGTAGAAAGACTAAGCCCATTAGAAGATGATGCGTTAGCTGCAATGGCAGAGGGTGTAAAGTCAGGAGATATTAAATGGATTAAGTTGTACTTGGATTATTATGTTGGAAGACCAAAAGAAACTAAGGATATTACCATTAACGAAGATTTGCCATTATTCTTGGACTAGATGCGGGTAACTAAAACCAAAGCACTAGGCAAGCTTAGAAAACTAGATAAACGAATTAAGGTTGTTAGAGGTGGAACGTCAGCAGGAAAGACTATATGTATCCTGCTTATATTGATTGACTACGCTATAAGAAACAAAGGCAAAGAGATTAGTGTAGTAAGTGAAAGCATACCACACCTGCGTAGAGGTGCTTTAAAGGACTTCTTAGGCATCTTAAAAGGGATGAATAGGTATAAGGATAGCCAGTTCAATAAAAGTACCTTAAAATACACGTTTACAAATGGAAGTTATATTGAGTTCTTTTCAACCGACCAAGCAGATAAACTTAGGGGAGCAAGAAGAACAGATTTATATATCAATGAGTGTAACAATGTACCCTTTGACGCTTACCAACAATTAGTAGTAAGAACATCGGGCAATATTTGGTTAGACTATAACCCTGCTTCATTATTTTGGGTTGACAAGGAATTGATAGGAAAAGAAGATACCGACTTTATAACACTAACCTACAAGGATAATGATTCACTATCAGAAACTATTGTAAGGGAAATAGAGAAAGCAAAAGAGAAAGGTAATACCTCAACCTATTGGGCTAATTGGTGGAGAGTATATGGACTAGGGGAACTTGGTTCATTAGAGGGTGCTTGTATTCCTGATTGGAAAGAAATTGATACAATCCCTGTCGAAGCTAGACTACTCGGATATGGAATGGACTTTGGATATTCTATTGACCCTACAACTTTAATAGCATTATACAAATGGAATGATGCCTATATATACGATGAGGTTCTTTATAAGAAAGGGATGCTTAACAGGGATATAAGTAGATTCCTAGATGCAAACGATATAAGAGAAACCATTGTAGCAGATTCAGCAGAACCTAAATCAATTGCAGAACTACAACAATACGGACACAATATACACGGTGTAAGTAAAGGCAGGGATTCAGTAGTATATGGAATAAACCTAATGAACCAAAACGAGATATACGTTACAAGCCGTTCTAAGAACCTTAAAAGAGAATTAGGTGGTTATATATGGGCAAAGGATAAAGAAGGCAATACACTACAAAAGCCAAGCGGTCTACACCCTGACTGTATAGATGCTGCACGTTACGTTTTAACTGACCAACTAGAGAACCCAAACAAGGGAGAGTATTTTATTTATTAAAAAAATATTCAAAAAGTTTTGTAGTTTATAAAATGTTTATATCTTTGAACAAAACAAACGATATGAGTTATTTAGTAGATGAGTACGAAAGTTATTTAAGAAGCATTGGAGATACCGATGACAAGCCCTGCGAAACTTGTGGGCTACCGACAGAAAAAGAGTTTTGTTCGGGTTTATGTTTTGAAGCATATTTACATTAAAAACAAATTATTATGAAGATTCAAGAAACACAGGAGTATCGATTAGTTAAACAATTAACCGCAAAAGAAAACAAGGTTAGATTAATCAAAGCAGCATTTGCTGTAACAACTTTTATGGTTGTAGCCTATGGAGGTATGATAGCAACAATGGACTTATTGTTATATTTATGGAAGGCTTAAAACAATGGCAAATCAATAAGGCTTGTTGGGAACAAAAGTTCTTTGTAGTTCAGCGACCAATGGGAATAGGATGGTCTAAGAAACCTTTTCCTGTACAGCTGATAATGGATATGCAAGGACAATTAAAACTAGGGAAAGACAGCTACGAACAGAACAGCAAAGCCTTAGAAGAAAAAATTAATGAAATGTATTTGTATATGTACAAAAGATTTGTATCTTAGTGAAAGATTAGTTTTTGATTTTAGTTTTTTAATTAGTAATGCGGAATAGGGAGGTGGAAACACTTCCCTTTTCTTTTTATACATAATCCACTTAATTTTATTGTATTAATATGAGAGTTGAAATAATAGTACCAAGCAGCTTAAATGATATTACCCTAGAGCAGTATCAGAAGTTCGAGAAAATAAACACCGAAGACAATGCGGATAGTAACTTCTTACTTCATAAGACCGTTGAGATATTTTGCAACCTTGAACTAAAGGACATTGCAAAGATTAAATTCTCATCCGTTAGAAGCGTTATAGACGACATAAACAAAGCGTTTGAAACAAAGAATGAGTTAATACCTACCTTTGAGTTAAATGGCATCACATACGGCTTTATAACAAACCTAGACGATATGACCTTAGGGGAGTATATAGACCTTGACGAGAACTTAGGGGATTGGGCTTCTATGCACAAAGCAATGAGAGTACTTTATAGACCGATTAAACTCCAAAAGGGGGATAGGTATCAGATAGAGGAATACGATGGCTTAAAGGATTCTGATATAATGAAGAAGATGCCACTTGACGTAGTAATGGGTGCAATGGTTTTTTTTTGGAATTTAAACAGCGAACTGCTGGAAACTACCCTGAACTATTTGAGCAGGGAATTGAAGGAGGACAAGAATACTCATCTACTGCATCATTTGGAAAAAAATGGGGTTGGTATCAAAGCGTCTATGGAATCACTAAAGGAGATGTTACCAAGTTTGACGAGGTTACAAGACTAAACGTACACGAGTGCTTAATGTTTTTAGCATTTGAAAAAGAAAAAAACGAACTGGAAAGACAGTTAATTAAAAAGCGATGAAAGGATTTTACAACATAACCGACAAAATTAAAGATGCATTAAATGCAGAACCATTTGTGAACACAGTTACTTATGGTAGCCTTGATGATGTGGATTTAAACAAGCAGACAATATTTCCTTTGTCGCATCTTATAGTTAACAATTGTACGGTAGGAACAAACACACTTACTTTCAATATTAGCATCCTAGCAATGGACGTTGTAGATGAAAGCAAAGAAGAGGTTACAGATGATTTTGTAGGAAACGACAATGAGCAAGATGTATTGAATACACAACTAGCCGTATTGAATAGAGTTATTGCAATTCTACAACGTGGGGATTTATATACCGAACTTTATCAATTAGAAGGTGGTGTAAGTTGTGAGCCATTTGTAGATAGATTTGAAAACAAGTTAGCAGGATGGGCTGCTACATTTGATGTATTGGTACAAAACGATATGACAGTATGCTAACAAAAGGAAAAACATACGAGGCTTTAAATACCTTTAAACAGATAGTAATAAACCAAAGTAGGGCAATGCTAACTAAGAAGGGTAAAAACGTTTCTAAGAAGCTCTTTAATAGTATTGATGGTAAAGTTACCGTATCTGCCAATTCGATTAACCTTACTTTTGAAATGGAGGATTACGCATACTTTCAGGACTTAGGTGTTAAAGGTGCAAAAACTACATACCCTGAAACAGCAAGATATGGAACATTGGCAAAGTTTGGAAGCGGTAAGGGCAAGAAGGGTGGTTTAAGTAATGGTATATTGAAATGGGTAGAAAGTAAACGATTTCAATTTAAGGATAAGAAAGGAAGGTTTATGAGTTATAAATCTACTGCATTTTTAATTTCACGTTCGATATTTAATAAAGGATTAAAACCTAGTTTGTTCTTTACACAACCATTCCAAAACGCATTTAAAACATTACCTGACGAATTAATAGAAGCATACGGATTAGACGTAGAGGAATTTCTGAAATTTACACTTAACAAATGAGTACATTAATAAAAGCTAGAAGCCCATATCATATAAGAACTCAAAACCTTGTAAGTGAACCCGTGCTATTTAATTTAACCTGTCAAGATATTACTATAACAGGATTTCAAGTAGATGATGAAGGTGCTATTACAACTCCAACAGCTAAGATAAATGACACTCAAGTAAGTTTAACAATAGACAGCACGTTGCCAACCAGTTTTGAGCCAACTAATGAAACTACACCAAGAAGTTTGTATTGTACTATGACAGTTCCTAGTGGATATAAAAACACAGGACAAGAAATAGAATGCGTAACAACTACATTACAACAAAGACAAGCAGTAGTATTGCAATGTAAAACAATGCGAATCATAAACAACGCTAGTGTTTCAAGGGTTTATAGATATAATGATTGTGGTAATGTTACAAGAGATGTTACAGTAGCTGCAGGAGCACAGAATTTCACAGATGTTTGTACTCATCCGTTGAGTTATCCACAGCCAATAGATGCAGAAGCCAATACCACTATTAGTTTTCAGAGTTATGGTTGTACTTTGTTTAGTAACATATTTATTTTAGATAATAACATTTGGGGTGCATTTTCTAGTAGACAAGCTGCTATTGATGCAGCAACAGAAGAAAATTTTAATCACCCATTATTTAAAACTGAACCATTTTTTAGAGATGCTTTTCCACAGACATCTGCGAATGGATTAAGACCAGGCACTTTAGTTTCTACAAGTCGAACTAACGAAGGTTTATATGGAGTTTTAGTAGATGGATGGTATGGGTCTTCAAGGCTTATATCAGGAACAAAAGTGTATTATGCATTTAGAACAGTTGATAGCATTATAGCAGAAGGTGGATTGTTAAACGATGGCACTATATTATGAAATTAAACACAAGAAGCCCATTTTATAGACAGTACACAAAAACAATCACTATTGATAGCGACTACGGTGATGTTATAAATGACACAATTCCCGTAAGTGGTCTTACGGTAGATAACACAAAAGACGAAAATAGAGTAAGTAACAATTATATAAATTTATCAAATGCCAATACTGAATAGAGTACAACTAAACATATACGTTTATACAGGAACACAAGGTTCATACAATTCAGGAGATTTAAAATATACCCTAAGCAAAGAGCGTATATCCACAGATGAGTATGTAAATTTTGAAATAGCTGAATTGGTTAGGGATTTTATAGACTTAGATTTTAATGATGATTATTTAAGTACATCTAAATGGGTTACTACTGTCGCTTATTTATATGACGTTAATGACGACCAGTTTTTGTCTGGCAGTCCTGTTACTAATCACTATTTAGCTTTAGATGGTTATGGCTATTTTGAGGATGGTATTAATCCACAAACATCAGATAACTGTTTAATAGAAAACAATACTATTTACTTGCCAGAAGATACTGCGGGAAAGTTACCCATATTTGCAGAAGGGGTTGGAAAGGTAACAATTGATTCAGTAGATACACAAATAACAGATAATGGTAACAGCAATCAAAAGATTCAATATGTTACTATACCTGCTAATAGTTCTACAATACAAGTATATGACACAGACGATACCACATTACTAAAAACAGTTTCAGTAGTAAACGTGTGCGAACCTAAATTCACACCTTACAAAGTTGTTTTTGTAAATAAAAATGGTGCTTACCAAGAAATTTTCGCGTTTAAAAAGAGTGTGGAATCTATGAGCGTATCAAGTGAACAATTTAAAACAAA